TGCTTTATAAACGCCACTTACAATACTCTCAATCAGCAAAACATTCTTATGAATACTTCCAAGGTAATCATCCTTAGCAACAGCACCAGTGGATACCTGTTTAACAGGTGCCATTGCTTTTGTTATTCCTGCTGTAGGAGACTTGACTAACGCACCTCCTCTCTGCTGTTGTTGACCCTGCTGCTTTTGCTTAGGTGCAATTACAGATGGTTTGATAGTCTTCTTACGACCCATAATCTTAGAGGCAGCAGCACGACCACCCCCTTTAACTATTCCTCTAGCTGCTGCTCCCAGTAACATCGGTAATGCCATATCTTATATCTCCTTAAAATATACCAAGAATCTTACGCTTGGAGTTACTGCCATTACCAGCGTTAATATCTGGGGTTTGAGATCCACCTCTAGGAGCGGCACGCCGTCCACCTTGATGCCTATTACTTGGCACCTTGATGACGGTCACAGCAGGATTTTGTGGTGGTTCTGGTGCAGAAACATTTGGAGTTTGTGGAGCAACATTAACAGTAGTAGAAACAGGTCTACCACGTCTGTTACGACGAACAGTCGTGGATGATGATTCTGATTCTTCAGTCGGTTTTTGTTTTGATAATCCTAAAAATTCCATGATAGGATTAGTACTATTAGCACTCCTTCCAGCATCAACAATCTGACCAACTGTTTTGCCTTGAGATAGTGCTGCCATTCCACCACCATCTTTAAACAGTTGATAGTTTGGACTACCTGGTTTTGGTGGTGCCTCTACTGGATCAAATCCAAGGACATCTTTATCAAACATAACATCATGAGTTGTTGTCCCTCTACCCTGAACGGTATCCAACAACGCTTCAAATGGTTTGTATATTGCTCTTGCAGCATCTTTCACATTACCAGCATCACCACCAGGTTTTACATATTTTATTGCATTTTTAATTTCTTCGGGTGATGCTCCCTCAGATTTCATCCTGGTTGTTATTAAATCTCTAAGTTTATTAGTAGCACCTGTATTATCAATACCCAAAAATCTTGTGGCAGCGATTTGAGCTTGAAGCATTGCTTCTTCTGCCGGTCGATTTGTGTCAAATGTTTGAGTCAATCCAATGATTCTACCCTGAGCATCTCGTTTGAATTCTTTATCTCCCACTCTACCCATGGTTAATCCAGCAGCAGATAAACCTCCACCCTCATAATCACCATAATCAATATTTTTAGACCCCCTTGCTTCTGCTGTTTTCTTTGCATCGAGTATTGCTCGTTGCATGTCTTTTGAAATATGTTTATCAACTCTATCCATACCAAAAAGACCACCCAACAGTGCAGGAACAGCCTCCTCAGCAGCACCATACATGTTCTTTACTGAATCTATCATGCCACCATAATCTTGTCCTTTCAAAGTATCAACAACGGATTTTGCCCCCGCTACTGTATCACTTATTTTTTGACTTGCTACCTTTTGAATTTCACCACCCACTCTCATGGCACGTTCAACAGTGGGTTGAACCATCTTCTGTGCTTCACCACCCACTCTACCATAGAAAGCAGGATCAACTACCTTTGCTGCCCATGGAAATCTTCTTCCAATTTCAGGAATAAGTCTACTTAATGTTCCTAATATATCAGGAGTTCTTTGTTTAGGTGAGTTTGCTCCTGAGGGTTTACTGGAACCATTCCCTGGATCAGGTGTTCCTTTTTTCCCTAGACCAATTAAGTTTCCAATATAACCGCCAACAGAAGCATGAACCTTATTGTCTACTACCTTTGGTTGATTAGTTCCACCACCAGCAGAGTTCATTGCCTCCAGTTGTTTGACACCGAACCTTTGCACGGCACCACGAGACATGACAAATTCACCAGCAGTAAGCATTGCTGGGACTTTATCAGTTCCACCAGGTCCTTCTACTTGACCAGATTCTCCTCTATTTTCATATTCTTCATCAGTGAGATAATTTTGTGGATCATTAAATTGTTTCTTTGTAAGTTTGTTACCAAATGGATCACTAAGAATACTCAAAAGTGATCTAGATTTTGCTTGATTTGTTATAGCATTAGTGCCACCACCACCTCCACCCATTGAAGGTAGACCAATCATTCCACCCATTCCATTTGGTTTCTTCGGTGGAGATGCCAATCCCCCACCAGAGAATCCTTGTGTTTGTTGTTCTCCTCCACCCGCTAAGGCATTAGTGGCAGCATAAGTTCCACCTACCACTGTTGCAGTAGTAAGTCCAGCGGCTAGGACTTGTCCTCTTCTTCCACCAAGGAATCGTGCTAGTCTTCTAGCACCTAGACCACTGACTAGTTTCTTTGCAGCTAAAAGTTTTGCAACAGCAACAGTGAGTTTTATTGCTCCACCAAATAAAAGTTTAGTAAATCTAAAAACAAGTCTACCTAAACCAGTGCCAAATACTAAGAACAGTGATAGCAACTTAGGCCAATGCTTACCTAAGAACTCAATAATGTTATTGATTTTCTTTCTATTTTGTGGGTCACCAAACCAACCCACCAGTTTCATTAGAAACTTTCCGATCAATATGTTGGTGATAAAACCAAATATCCTATCAAAAATACTTCTGACAGGTTTAACTATATTTTCAGCAGTCTTAAATAAGGCACCAAAACCTTTCTTTAGATTTTCCTTGGCGAGTTTTCTTCTATCTCTCTGTGCTTTCTTTCTATCAAACTCACCTTCATTCTTCTTTAAATTATACTGATCCTTTAAAATGTCAGCAATATTAGAAACTGAATCTGCGATTTCCGCCAGAAGATTTTTAGGTTTCTCTTCTTTCTTTCCTTTTGCTTTCGCTTTTTCAGGTTCCTCCTGGGTCTGAGGTGCCTGATAAGAAACTATTGCACTAGTCGGTAATGCCTTCGGTGCTACTTTAGTGCCTGTGGCAGATCCCTTTTTAAATGTACCTGCAGATATCTTTGTCTTTCTTGCTTTAAACTTAGGGTCTGTTGCTTTTCTTTTCTTTCTTACTTCTATAATTTCTTTTCTAAGCACAGCACTACGAGCATCACCCTTTCCTTTGGTCTGAAACTCGATGGTTGCTACTGCTTCCATCAACGCGCCAAGATAATCCTGCTCAGACAGGTCATCTAGGTCTACACCCATCTCTAAGAGTATTTCTATTGGATCGGTGCTAGTCCTAGATGCCATTCGCTTGCTGATGCTTTAACTTTTCTTCTTCAAGATGTTGTTGTAATAAAGCGACGTAGATATCACGCTCCCATGGTATCATATTTTCTATTTCTGTCAATGAATATTTATGGTACTGAATCAAGGAAAAATTTAATCTTAAGTATGATTCAAGATTCATATGAACCATACCTACGCGAAAAAACTTGCCAGTCCCTCAAGTACAACATCACTCTTAACCTTGGTCGCAGGGTTAGTTACAGGAATCGTATGCGATAACTTTGGCATTGTCTCAAAGAACTTCTCAATACCTTTAAATTGGGAAGAATTCATAGACTCAAGGAACTCATTGATTTCTTTTTTGGTGCAGTCTCCTGCTGCCCACACCTCTTCCTCGTTACAGATAGAATCAATACACGATGCGATCAATTCAAATGATTGATCCATTGCATTTTTATCTTCAAAGTCAAAGTTATTTTTAATAAACTGATCCAGAGAAGGATACTTCATGACCATCATCAAGTCATCACTAATCTTGATCTTGTTATCATGATCATCATCTTTCTGTACTTTAATATCATCGATATTAATTTTTACAGGAACCTCAGTCTCACCATCATCAGGACAAATAACGTTAAGTTCAATCTCTTCACCAACAGACTTACCACGAATGTTAAGGAAGAGATATTCAATATCAAATGTAGGGAGTTGTTCTACTTTGATACCTTTTGTTTTAATGCAGTTCTTAATAACACCTTTGATAGCGTTGGTGATCTGTTTGTTGTCTTCACTCTCAAGAGCAATGACAAGAATCTTTTCCTCTTTTACAAGGAAAGGTCTGTATTGAATTGTTTCTCCTGTTGATGGCAACTCAAGTTCATAAGTTGGTGTAGCAATCTTAGGTAAAGGCATGATATCCTATAGAGTTTTTCAGTGTGATTATTTAGTGGGGTTATGCGACTCCTTCGCCAAAAGGACCAGTGTTAGATCCGTCAAAGAAGTCTGCACTATTAGTAGCGTTTTGCTTATTGTCTCCAAAATTCATATAATACTCTTCATAATTAATAGCAGACTGAACCTTTTGAACTGGAGATGCTGCTGGTGGTGAGGTGGACTTTGAACTTGATCCACTTCTCTGAACAGTGTAACGAATATAATTCATCGACACTGTGCATTTAAGAAGATTTGCTGCTTCATAAGAGACTGGCATTGAGTTAATTGCAATAGGAAATGATCTAAAAAATTCATACTGTAGGTATTGACCTGTCGGACTCCACTTGGGATTCCCTTGCCCAATTGGTTTTCCTTTACCATAATCCCTTTCAAATTTATAGACTTTAAGTCCCTGATCAGCAGTGTAATCATCTGCATAATTCATTCTATAGTAATAATTCTTGTTGCCAAGAGTGTTACGGTCACTACTTACAAAATCAACAGTAGTTCCAGCACCACTAGCATAATCAATCCAACTTTCAAAAAACATGATCGGTAGATAATTCTCTACATCAACGTAGAAAGTAAAGTCTATTCTATCATCAAAGAATTTTCTATGAGCATGTCTCTCAGTGACTCCAGTCCTGTCATTATTAATCTCTAATGTAGCAAGACTAGATCCAGGCAAAGATGCTTCAGCACAGAGCAAGTTTAAAGTCTCTTGACTGGTGCTGATGCTAATACCATTGGACTGAAGTTTTTTGTTAAATTCAGACGTGCTTCCCTGTGCTCCAGGTAGAGCAAACTCCACATAGAAATGTGATGTCAGTGATGGTCTTAACAATGACGATTTTATGTCGTCTATAGATTTTACGCTAGGCATCTATAAATAGTTCTTACCTTATATACTATGTATGGGAGAAAGTATAAAAAGTAAATA